GTACTCCCGCGGGGCGTCTCTCGACGATGCCGCACGCAAAACTGGCAACAAAAAAGCCACCCGAAGGTGGCTGTCTATGCGGGTTGCCCTGCCGCTAGATCTGCTCGGGTCCGGTGCGGACCTCAATGTCCCAGGCGCCGCTGATCACGTCAGCCTCGGGTGCTGGGTGGTAGACGGTGTTGAAGCTGCGCCCGCGGCAGTGCGTGGCGTCAATCACCCTGGTGACGAAAACATCCCACGCGCGCGGTCCATCAGGCCGCGCTTGTGCTCGAGGTCGATCCTGGCCAGCTGCCCCGACTCCATCGTCTGCTGCAGCTGGGCCTGCAAGCGCTTGAGCATCTGCAGGTAGGTCCACAGTCTTTCGCGGCCTTCCGCGTCCCTTGCTGGGCTGTTCGTCCATTGCTCAATCACCTCGTTTTGAATTTGCGTGAAGGCGTCAACGAACACCTCGTTTTCGATGACCTCCTTGGCACGATCGCCCAGGTACAGCCGCTGCTCGAGTGTGCTCATGCGTGCATCAGTAGTAGTTCAACGTCTTCCTCGTCGCGCATGTCTTGGAACATGGCGATCAGCGCCAGGTAGTGACGATTGCGCAGCGCGGCCTGGTAGTCGTCCACCAACCCGCGCACCTCGGCGTAGGCTTGCACCGCCGGCAGGCTGATCTCAGCCACAGCCAACTCTTCAGCAGGCGGCTCCACGGCCACCGCCTCAATGGCCTTTTGCTGCCCGAGTGCTTCCACCGCGGCGCGTGCGCTGCCGAACACCAGCAGCTTGCCGTCTTGCTCAACCACGAAGCGCTTCTTGCGCCTTGGTTTGTCGTCGTCGTAGCCACCGGCCGCGGTGCTGCCCGTCGAGCCCGATGCGCTGAACAGATCCGCGCCGTCGGTCACGCCGAGCGTGCCGTCGATCACACCGCTGTCGACCACGCCGGCCAGCGCGGTGATGTCAGCGCCGTCCGTCTTGGCCAGCGTGCCGGACAGGCTCACCGCGCCGGCCAAGCTCGTGACGTCGGTGCCGTCGGTTGTCGACAGCGTGCCCGACACCGTGCCGGCTACCACACTGCCGGCCAAGCTGTAGACGTCCGCGCCGTCTGTGACGCTCAGCGTCCCAGCGAGCGCCACCGTGCCGGCCAGCGACAGCGTGTCGGTGCCATCGATGACGGCCAGCGTTGAGGTGACTGCGCCAGCGTCAACGACACCGGCCAAGCTGTAGATGTCTGTGCCGTCGGTAACGACTAGCGAGCCAGTAACGCTGCCTGCGGAGGCAACCGGCTGCGCGCCAATTGGCAGCGCAGCAATCGGGCTGGATGCGATCACTTACACCGCCGGCCAGTCGGCTCGCATGTCGTAGTCGACCACTTCTTCAATGGTCGTCATGGCGTCGATGGTGTCGCGGTGCATCCCGCTGACTCCTGCAATCTGGGCCTCAAGCGTGGAAAGTTGCTGGGCCTTCTCCAACACCAGCGTCACCAACGCAGCCTCGGTGATTCCGCGATAGCCAGCCTCAAGCGTCAGCATGGGGCCGCCACCAGCGTTTGCCTCATCAAGTTTGATCGGCCAACTGGACATCTCAGCGGGTGAGGTTCCTGCGGTGATCTGGTTGCGCAAAGATGCTGCCGCCATCTCGACCACAGCGGAACGATCTGCTTGTGCTTCGGCCAGCGTGGCGAACGCTATTTCGTGGCCGTTCACAAATTGGTTGTCTTGGTAGTAAATCATAGGAACCACACCCAAAGTCGTGCATCGCCGCCAAGGCCGCCAGCACCACCCGTCTGGCCAGCACCACCGCCGCCACCTCCGCAGCCGGGGCTCCCATTACCACCTCGACCTGCTGCGCCGCTGTTAAATGACCCGCCGCCAGACCCGCCAAAACCAGACATGGTGTTTGCGATAATCCAGCCGCTGTTTCCAGCGCCTCCTCCTGCCGTGCCTCCGGCAAGGACATATGCAAGCGCCGTTGTGTAATTGACTGCCCCACCAGCAAAGTCAGTTGTAGTGCAGCCAGCGCCGCCTGCGCCGCCCATGACCATGGGTATGGTCGTCACAGTTACCGCCGCGCCAGCCGCGCCAGCTACCGCCCCACCAGCACCCCCCGCAGAGCCTGCGGTCGCAGTTCCAATACCGGGGATTGACAAAACGCCAGCGCCTGCGCTGGCCCCTGCTGCCCCAACGGCTGCGCCAGTACCATTGCCGCCAACACCGCCTGCGTTTGCAGAAAGCAACGCAGCATTACCTGATGCGGTGGATTCATAGTTGGCCCAAACCCCTGATGTATTGTTCCCGCCGCCGGTATCCACCTTGTAATAAAGTTGACCAGCAAAAATATTGGCGGGTATCAAAGCCCGCCCAGTTGAGCCTGACCCTCCACCCCCGCCGCCGCCACCAGCACTACCGGCCGCTCTGGTGAATCCGTTTCCACCGTTTCCCCCGCTGCCCACCAGTACACAATAAACAAAGTTTACTGTCTTGGGTATAAACAGGGACGCCACTCTTGTACTACCCGGAGACGTCAAGATGATCGGGTCACGCTTTGATTGAGCGAAAAACTGAAAGTCCATCAGTAGTTGCCGCCAATAACAGTTGCTTGCCAACCCCCAACTACCGTAGTGCCAAGCGCAAAATTGATTTTGTAACTTGCAGGTAATGCAAAATTAAGCGGTACAGAAAGTTCTGGAAGTGATGCAATGGCGCTTGCTGTCGTTAATGGCAGCGTGACTTCAGCAATCAAGAAATTATTGGCCGCTGTTGCGTTAGTTAAACCATTGTTAATCCAAAACCTAGCAACTGAAGCCGCACAAGCGCCAAGCGGCTTGAGTTTGATCAACCCAACAAAACTGCCGTTGGCCCCTGCGGTAAATGCCGTGCCTACCGTTCCTGTGCCGTCATAGACGTTATTGGCGGTTGTTTCGGTATCTGCCGAGACATTCGGCGTGGTTGTGTATTGCGGATCAAGTGCCATCTCAAGTTACTCCAAAGTTGCCAGCGGCCAACAGGCGGGCCGTGCCGCTGCGGGTGTTTTTCAAAGCCCGAGCCGAAGGCGTCAGGAAGACGTTGACGGTGGTGGTGAACGTCACCCGCGATCCGGTGCTGCTGCCGCTAATCTCGCCGCGCGTGAGGGTTGTGCCGTTCCAGACCGAGTCGCAGACTTCCCAATTGCCGGGGGTTGTGCTCTCAATAGCGATGGTCACCACACTGCCCGTTGGCACTACGGCAGCAAACGTGGCGTATCCGGTCACAGAACCAGAAGGCGTGACTGCGCCGCTGCCGGGGTTGGCGGCGGTCTGGCTGACTCGGTCAGCGACGAAGCTCACTTAGGCTCCGAAGGCCGTGATCGTGGCGCCGTTGGTGATGCTGACCGTGTTGCCCGAGTTGATCGTGCCGCTGCTCAGCACCAGGTCACCCGAGGTGCCGGCGGTGCCTTGGATGACTGCGTTGGTGCCGGTCGCCGCGCTGGGGTAGATCCGAAAGTACCCGGCCGCGCCCGTGTTGCCGGCCGTTCCTGCGGTCACGTTGCTGATGGTCAGCACGCCCGATGACGTGGTGCCGAACGCGCTCACGTTGCCGGTCAGTGTGGCCAGCAATGTGCCTGAGTCTGTCGTCGCACAGTTGGCCGGTTGGGTGCCGGTAAAGATCTTGATCGTCGCGGAGGTGCCGCATTTGGTGACGAGGTCGTCCATCGCCGCGGTGCGGTGGGCGGTTGAGTATTGAATGGCCATGGTCTACTCCTTACTGAATGCCGAGCGCACGGCCATCAGGGCCGCGAACGATGGTCTTGGGGCGGCGCATCTCTTCAACGGCCGCGGTGAGGTTTTGCAGCGTGGCCAGAAGCGCGGACTGCATGTCGGCGTGTCGAACATCAGCCGGGTCGGGGATGGGCTGGCCATCCAGGTCCACATTCAGATCTGGCGGCAGCTCGCCAGTCGCGCCGATGCGCGCCACGACGATCTTGGTCTGCGCGTCCAGCTCGGCCTTGTAGCGGTCGAACTCAAGCCGCTGTGCATCCATTTGCGCTTTCATCTGCGCCTCTTGGGCCTTCAGCTCAGCGTCCATCTGCGCCCTCAGCTGCTCGCGCTCGGCGTCACGCTGGTCATTGGCGGCCTGCACCTCGAGGCTGGCTTGCTGCTCGCGCAGCTTGGCCTCGGACTGCAGCTGGATCTCGGTTTGCTTGAGCTGGGTCTGCGCTTGGAACTTTTGGGCGTCGGCCTGCAGGTCCATTTGCTTTAGCTGGATCGCCATCTGAGCGCCGATCTCTTCGGGGCTGGGCTTGGGCGGCTGCGGCGGGGCCTTGGCGGGGTCGCTGACGAACTTGTCGGCGTTCTTGAAGCCCATGGCCTTGATCAGCTCGCACGACGCCTGGTAGATGTTCTCGGGCGTCGTGATGCCGATCTGCAGGCCCTGCTGCTGCAACCCGAGCAGAGCGTTGAGGTGGCCGATCTGCTGGTCCTTGTTGCCGGTGCCCAGGCCCACGTTGATGCTGACGTCGAAGCCGTTGCGCCACTCGCGCGGGTCCATGTTGACCCACTCGCCACGCAGGCGAATGACCTGCTCCTTGTCGGTGTACTGACTCGTGAGCTTGAGCATCATGCGAAACAGGTCGCGAAAGCCTTCGGCGAAGTTGCGCGCGATCAGGTCTAGGCGCATGTCGGCGCGGTTGGTCAGTACGTTGACGCCGGTGGCGGTGCTGTTGAGGCTGTCGCCGTCAGTGCCGCTGTTGTAGCGGGTCCAGCCGGTGCTGTCCTCAAGGAAGCCCTGCATGCTTTCCATCATCCCCATGCCGAGCGCTGAGTCACCCACCAGCGGCTCGAGCCGGCCGACGGCGCCGGGTTGCTTGACGCGGACAATGCCGCCTGGCCTGCTGACCAGCAAGTCGTCAAGGTTGACCTGGCCGTCCACCGCGAAGTACCGGCCGTTCACCGCCAGGTTCTGGCTGTCGAGCATCCCGCGCAGAATGGTGGTCTTGATGCGCTGCGCGTCCATGGCCAGATCGGCGACCGACAGCCCGAAGAACTTGTGCGGCATCGGGATGGGGGTGATGCTCACAAACGGCGCGCAATCGACGATCTCGTTTTCGAGGATCTGGTTGCCGGCGCGCAGCACTTTCCGAAGCTCGCTGATGCCGTCGCCGTCGAAGTCGCACCGGATGTAGCACTCGGTCAGCCACACCAGTCGCTGGCTCTCGTCTGAGGTGCTGATCATGTCGGACTGGATGTAGGCCATCTCGTCGTCGTAG